CTATTTTAGCGGCTGCCAAACTAAGCCCTTCGTCTTTTGCAAAACCTTCAGCTCTACTTAAAGCATCTTGACGAGCAAAATACATTACGGCCTGTTCGCGCTCTTGCTCGTAAGTTGAATCTTCAAAGTCGCTCATTTTTGCGACAAAATTATTATCATCAAACATGCGGAAGCTTCGGGTCATATATACCCCCGTGTTCAAATCGAACGCAAGTTTGAGATCTTCGGGTTCCATAGTCCCTTTAAATATCTCCATTGCTTTCAACGAAAGTTGATCTTGAAGCTGCCTCATTTTAACAACCATTTCATATACTGGTTCAGATACAGTCAGAAGATCTGCCAATGCTTGATCCCTTTCTTTTATTTGCTCGTCCCTATTTACTTTTCTTAGTCTGAGAACTTCTGCATCCCTATCTGCAGCCGCTTTGTCTTCTGCGTCTGTCTTGAATGCACCCATCAAATTTTGACTAACACTCAATTTAATTGCGTCATCATAATCTTTTTGGACTTTATTCTTTTGATCCTCAGTAAGTTGAGTCCCTGCTGTAGATCCAGATGCCTTAGAAATAAGTTCTGGTGGAATAACTACTGGTTTACCCGCTACATCTGATAGTCTTCTCTCTTCTTTTTTTACGATCCTTCTGGTTTTAAGCTCGAAGTCAGTGATGATTTCTTTTGTGGCATCTACAAAAGATTGAGTCTCGTCAAAAAATTCTACGACTCTCCTGTCTGCGCTCCTACTAAAAGTTTTAATTAACAATTTCTTGAAGTTACCGTAGCTATATTTCCCAAACTCTTTTACATCGATGTCATACTCTGTAAGATCCATCAGTGGAACATCTAGGAGTTCCAAGAAGTTCCCGATTTCATCTTCGGGCATCTTAACTTCTGGAAGTGAACTAGGTATACTAGAGTCCCCACCAAATGTTGATGGCTGACTAGCACCTACCGCAGCTTGAATCCTAACAGGAGACGGTTTTACTCTTACTGGTATTGGCGGGACTCCGAGGTCGGTTACTCCTCCGTCAGAAGTTCTCCTCCCACTGAAGAGTAGACCTCTTCTAGAGATAGACTTCTTTTGAACATCGTCTCCAATGAGTTCCTCTGCTCCTCTAAGAACTCCAGCGTCTGGCGTTCCAAACCATAGCGGCTTTGGAATTCCTTGTCCAAGGATTCTATCTCTTGCTTGCTCAATGTTATTTTCTTTGAAGTTTTTTTCTTGTTCAGCGACATTTTTTTGGTTTCTAGATTTAGCGGGATAAATTTCTCTTATTGCTTCCCATGTTATTGATTGGAGTTGGTATGGTGGAATACCTAATGCATCAGCAGCTTGTCTGTATGCATCAGCGTATATGTGATATGTCCCTTGCATACCATCTCTTTCTGAATTAGCTGTCCCTGTTGCAAAATTCTGTGCGACAGGTTTCGCTGACTGAGCATATGGCATTAGAAATGCAGCAGCCACGGCATGGGTATCAATAGTAACGTCTCCTAAATCACTGTAGGGGCTTACTATGTTGTTAAAGAAGCTACGAACTTTGTGATACTTACCAAGCTTATCACTTATGTTTTCCGGCGTACCATCTTCTAAAATTGATAAAGCTTTAGCCGTTTCACCAGCACTGCCCCATCCATTTTTAACAGGTGTGCCATCTGCTTTAAGGTATGGACCATTTGGTTCCCCTTCGGGAGTGACATTTGTGACCCCCTTACCAAATTCTGTTTCAGCAATAAGTCGAATAGCCCACCCTGATAGTTTCGGATCTCCCCCTTTAAGTTCCCTGAGCGTCTTACCCCTAATCTTTTCAAAGATCATAGCCCTCTCTTCACGGGCTTGCTCATCCATCAGACGCCTCTCTTCTTTTGACTTCCCCTTTTTATTTTTTGCTGGTGCTTCAGCTACTTCAATAACAGCAGCGAGTGTAGCGTCGAACTTTTCGCTATCCATCTCATAGTCCTGATAGTTTGTGTAAACCTCAATAGTCTGTTCTGCTTGTGCGAGGTTTAGGAACCAATCTTTCTGAGGACTTAGGGACGCCATAACTCCAGCAACTTGCTCTGACGTGACTCCATATTTGTTAGCAAAACCATTAGCGATTCGATTAGCTCCCTCATACCAACGCTTTGAACGCTCTCTAATTTCAGGGTCAACTGAATTATGAAGTGCGATTAGGTTGTCAGCTAAATAGTCTTTAAGTATTTGAAGTTTCTTTTGGGGGTTCCTTGCCCTGTTAAACTCTTTAGGAAGTATGTATCTTGAGGTGGAGGTCTTAGATTTTACACTCTCCGAAATCTTCTTTAACTGATCGGGGATAGTTGTTGATAGCAATCTCTCTGCCGCTTTAGGATCGGGGTTACCTTCACCAGTCACTCCTCCTATGTTGCTGTCGCGTGAAGTTACAAGAGGTCTAGCTTTAGTCCCAAGTTTTGAAGTGCCAACCCTAACATCATCTCGCTTACCGATCTCAAGTAGGGCGGGGTCTACTTGAAGTCTAGATACCTGTGGCTGAGTTTCGGAAATATCTTCTTCAGTAGTTTCAGGTGCTAACATGTTGTTTTGCATTGCCTGTCTAATGAGAGTTTCAACAACTTCCATTGGCTTGTTAGGATCGTAATTTAACTCGTTGTCAACGGGACTGTAGTTTAGTTCCATCGCCCGTATCTCACGAATTACATTGTTTACAGAGTTCCTCATTTCAGGAGAAACATCTTTCAAAGATCTGTGGTAGGTTAACTTGGTAACGAACACCTTAAGATAATTAATAAACGTAGGTATAAGCTTGGGGTTACTCGAAAGAAAAGCTACCTGTTGATTAGATGTCTCGCCTACAGTTGCTAGATCAACGTGTGCAACTATTGTTGCGAGGGCCATCTTCTGCTTTTCTTTAGATGCTTCTACGATATCAGCACTATTCAATCGTTCAAACGCAGCTTCTTGTTCTTCTAAGGGGTAACTCTCTCTGACGATCCTGTCGAAATCTGCACTGCTCATCTCGTTAATCACTGAAACGATTTGATCTTTGTTGAGCATAGCTTGTGCTGCAGCATGACCAACTTGTCGCCTCAACATCCCAGCTAAAATTTGATTAGCTCTATCTGGATCTATGTTTTGATCGGTGACTAATTTAGAAAGTTTTATAGCAACCCTTCTAGGGTTCATTATAATACTGTTGGTTTCTACGTTATGGCTTAAAGCTTCCTTACTAGTGGGGTCAATGAGTAAGGCGACATCCGAAGAAATATAAGATCTCGCGAAACTTTTATATTCTTCTGCAGCTTCAGCAAGCGCCTCTTCATCAGCAAACTTTTCAGACATGCCTATGTCTTTAGCAATTTGATAAAGATTCTTTTGCGCTCTCCCAATTCGAGATGCAATCTGATTCCTGAATCCTGAAGCTGTTTCAGGTTCCTTGAGTCCTCGTCCAGTTAAGTCTAATGCATACGCAAGGGACTGTTTAAATTCCTTTGTGCTCCCACCAAAGAACCTAGATACAGCTTCAAAGATACGAACTAAGATATTCCTACCCCCATCAATAGGAGTAACCATCTTAACTTCTTTTTGGAAAGCTGGTGAAGTTAGTAGGTAGGCAATAAATTCTTCTACGTTTACTGTTCCATCTAGAATGTGACCCTTAACTCCAGCGTCATCGATTCGATTAGCTTTTTGTCTTACAATTTTTCGTAAGCTTTCCAACGAATCAATAGCTTTATTTTGTTCCCTAGTTCGAGCTTCGGGTGGCTTAGAAAAAATATCTACAGTAAATGCGTGAATATATTCGTGGATCAGGGTATCAGCTACACCTCTCCCCCCTGTCCTATCAGGGTTCAGGACTACAACTCTACGACCGTTAACATCAGGGTAATAGATACCTGCGGAAGCAGAAGCACTGGGGTCAATGTAGAATTTAGTATCGCGAATGAACTCTTTGTCTCTTAGTAAAATTTTAGCAACGGGACGTAGTTGTTTAGGTTTCCCAGACTTAGCTATTTCTTCTATAGCAGCCACAACTGTTTCAGGGCGACCTTCGACTAAACCTAACTCATCAATTTGTTTGTAGTTTTCTGCAGAGATTTCTGCTCTAGATCTAGTATCTTCAACTGATTTCTTTTGTAGGTAAGCTGTGGCATTCCTGATTTGTCTGTGAAATGCCAAAACATCTTTAGGATATATTTTAGTTGACCCCGCTAATGCTTGAAGCTTTTCACGCATAAAATTAGCGAACTGTATATCAGTATCAACATCACCATCTACAGTTGGTGGAGATAAACCGAGTATTCTTATCGCATTTCTTAAATCTTGTCCGGTCTTATATGGAGAATCTTGCTGCCCTAAGCCCCAAATGAACTGAACAGCTTCTAGATTTGATGCGACATCCCCTCTAGCAAGAGAGTGTATAAACTCAATGACAGTTTTTTCTGGGGTGTATGTAGATGTTACATCGCTACCGACCCCCGTATCTGGGGTAGATTTATCCCCCGCCCACGGTCGCCCGTTGTGGTTGAGAGTAGTTAATATTTTATTAAGTTGTTTTTGGAGTTTAGGGTCACTCTCAAGAGCAGCTACTGCATCGGCAACATGTTCGTCAATAAAGCTCTTAATTTTATTATCTGGAAGTGGCTCTATTGGTGTTCGGCTTGGGGGTTGGTAGTTGTCTTGATACTTATTGGGATCAAAACTTTGAGGGTCTCTATGGATTAAACTTTCAGGGTCCACCATCGCAGCTATGTCCTGCTTTGCTTTTTCTTTTCTCCCCCTTTGCTGATTAGAAAAGTAATTTACTTGTTTTTCTATGATCCTGTTAAGATCAAAAGGCATTGAACCTACTTTTTCTCCTTTAGCTAACTTTAATGAGTATTGCTTTAACTTGATCTGAAGCTCCATCTTTACAGAAATCTCTGCGGCTTCCAGATAAGGTTTGGTCAGAGACCCATTTGCGTTCTTTGCCAGCAAGTTTAGGACGCTGTTTTTCGTCTCACTGTTGTCTGTCCCTACCCCTTCGATTTGATCGGACAGTTGATCTAGCGTTACTTCACTAAAGACATCACTATCGTATTTAAGAAACGGAGATCTAATTTTTACAGTCTTATTTAGTTCGACATCTTTTACCTTATTAAAAATGCGGACTAAATTTTGTAGTGCGGAGTAATCACTTTCGGAAACTCCAACCTCATTCATCCTAGTCTTAGCACTGACTATTCCTCCAGCAACAGGAATCATTATGTCATGCACATAAGAAAAATCCCCCATTGAATCAGATATCTGAAATGCAGGGTTAAGTTGGCCTGTCTCTCTGAGTCTTTTAAGCTCTGCTGTCGCAATCGGGACTGGAATATCGTTGTGGATGAAAGTCATCATCCTTTGAGGGTCATTGTTAAACACCCCATCCCCATTTTCATCTAAGTGAACTTTACCCGTGCCTCCAAAAGTTGGTAATATAGAAGCTCCATTCTTTGGTTTCGACCTAGACAGGACAGGAAATTGCTCCTTGATCTTTCTTGCTATGGTATCTCTAACAAAAGTTATGTGTTCAGGATCTGTCTTTTCTAGATGAAGACCTAGCTGCTCTAGGTGTTCTTTCTTAAACTCGATAGGGTATCCTTTAGAAATAATATCATCTATAGAATAATTGTCTCCTTTAGTTAGGGCTTGCGTGACTAATGTAGCTTTAAGAGATTTCTCTAGTCTAAGTTCTTCAGCTTTGTTCTTTTTAGCCTCTATCCTTAAAGCCGATGACGCTTCAGGAGTATACATCTCCTTGTTAGCAATACCTTTTGTGATTACTTCTTGCTGGGCATTATACTCAGGAGTCCCCGCAACTAAAGTTCTTAAAAGGTCTCTAGCCGCTATAAAGTTTTTCTCACCATCAGTAAATATTGCATCAAGAGCTTCATACCTTTGTTGTATAGTTGGTTCTTGCGCTGCTCCCACTACTCCTTCTGTAATAGATCTTTTAAGTTTTATGGGGTTTTCGGCAGTCTCAGCTATCCGATTAACTATCTCACTAGTAGTAACAGTTAGATCAATGTCACCTTCAAAGGTTGGATTAGAATCTACGATAGTGTTAAGGATACCATCCCAAACGCTACTAGCTTCAGGGTCTGCTGCTTTTTCTGCTAGTTTAGAAGAAAGTTCAGCGGCTTCTTCAACAGGATCAAGATCGGATTGTTCTTCAACAGGATCAACATCAGTTTGCTCTTCAACAGGATCAACATCAGTTTGCTCTTGGCTTGCTTCCTCCCCGAAATTTTCGGCGAAGAATTCTGGAACAACTATGGGTTCTTGGTCGGCTCTCTCATCAGAAGCGGCATCCGCTCCTTCACGGTCTGCTGCTTCATCAGGCTTTGCATATTTATCGATTGCTGCCATCGCAGCATTTTTATCAGAGATAGTCTTAACTGCTTCTGCTGTTTGCGGGGCAACTTGAGCGAGCTTTTTATAAGCGTCTTTATATTCTGTATCTCTTATCCCTTGTTCAAAATCTTTTAATACTTGCTCTTCAGCGAGTAACATCTGGTCCATGTCTACTCTTCCGAATTTTTTACCTAAAGAAGTATTTCGGAAGGTTGTTCCAGCTAGGTTCAAACCTCCCCCAAGGAAACCACCCATCACTATGGAGTGAAAAGTCTGAGATAATCTATCATATAAAGGTGTGTCCTTATTTAAGAAAGCGTCTTCAATTAAACCATTGATAATAGTGTCGAGTCCTTCTTCAAAACCTTCACTCACTACATCTCTTGTCAGTTTGCCAGCACCCATAGCTCCAAATTTGAGCATGGTTTTCCTAACGGCATCCTTCATTATTTTTTTGAATGTTTTGTCTGATGACACACGCCCAACAAGTCTACCTGTCGCGGCTTTAAGTTGGCTGTAGCTAAGACCTTTTAAAAATGCCCCCTCTGCCCCTGCGAATTTCCCACCCATCATAGTTCCCATAGATGCGGTGATCAATCCAGTTACAACACCTGTTGTTATGTAACCCCTAGCACCTAGAGAGTGTGCTTCGCCTTTAACACGTTCTTCACTCCACCCTTCGTCCCACTTCCCATCTTTTTTATGCTCCGCAGTTAGCTCACTTACTGTTTGAGTATATAAAGTTGTGTAAGTTGATGAGCCTTGCCGTGCCGCAGCAGGGACAAACATCGACGTGCTAATGTCTAAGGACTTAGCTAAAGAGCTATTGTATGTTTTTAAGACTGATAATATTTCTTTAGAAGATAAATCTTTTAATGCTCCAGAAGCTGTAACTCTTTTAACTAAGGCTTCCATACTCTCTTCAACCGCTTTACCCGAAACATCTTTAACAGTTTTTAGTCTAAGATTACTTGTAAAAGTTCCTTGAACTAATGTTCTCGCGGCGGCTGTGGCATTAACACCAGAAGTTAAAGCTTTGGTAGCCGCTGCACTTTTGCCCAATAACCCCTCTGCTTTCATGGCTTGTGTCACAGCTTTTTTGGCTGTCTGCTTTGCAGAGTAGTAAAATCCTACTCCTGCAGCAGAAGATCCACCACTAACAGGGGTTGCTGCTGCTAGACCAGCAGTTATTACGGCATCCCCTGCTAAGGGGGCAAGTGTTTCCACAGTCTCTTGTCCAAACCCTACATCACGACCAAAGAGAAGGAACAATTCTCTGTTGTGCGCTTTCTCTTCCGCTGCATTCATCAGACCTTTACGGCCCCATTCAAAATTTAAAGCTGCTGCGACTCCATATACTGGGGTTCTCCAAGTATCATGTGCCGACACATAAACACCGGCAGTCCCTAAATTGGGGTTGTGCTCTTTTATGAATTTTGTGAGAGTATCGTGCTTTGATAAACCATTTTGCACCCCCTCCATTTTAGCTGCTGCCCATTTATCATCAAGGCCACCCACCATCTCAAAAACATAACCCTTATCTCCTGACAGGATTTTATCATACACCTCATAGTTTTCCGTTACAGTAACGTGTCTATTAGTGTCTTCGATCTCATACTGTTTTTTACTTACCCCAGCTTGCCTAAAAGCTTCCTTAAATTCATCAGGTTTTAAGTTGAGTTCGGGGGGAGCAAACACCCCGTGAAATGAAGTTCGTGTAATATTTTCCCCTAGTCTATCGGCATCTTCAATGAACGCTCGCATAGTGGGGATGCCTTTCACCCTACCTGAAGCCATCATTTTCATAACTTCCGTTATGCTTTCTTCGATGACATCTTTGGGTAAATCTGTTTTTTGTATTACATAATTAATTAAGTTAGTTTTCGCGCTCTCTGTATCCTCTGCATACGATTTAGTTAGCCTTTTAAAATCTATCTTGTTTCGACGAGCGTTAGCAGCCTTATCATCTCCAGTTACAACTTCGTAAGCGTAGGGAATGTTTATATAGTTACTTAAAATACTTTCAAAATTACCTACAACTTCTTTAGAGAACCGCTCTCGCATACCCCAAGTGTCTGCTTGCTGCTGACGCATGGATAATCCATCTAGGGTCGCGTGAATAGTCCTATCATATATAGGACTTTTTTTATTTCTAGATTCTAATAACAAGTTAAATACATCGGCCCTTTCATCCACCTCATACGCCATCAATTTGTTGCTATCTGAATTGGGATCTGGGTCATAACTGTCCCAAGTAAATCTTTCAGTTCCTTCGATGGGTTTTCTTTTTTCTAAAAATGCGAGAGAATCGTAAAAAGAAACACCAGATCCCAGTGCCGATCCTTTTATAACATCCGATACAGTTTTGTTCTCAGGAACCCTACCACCTACAAGCCTACGCCGACCTTCCGTGTCATAATAGATCCCAGCATCTATATCGCCTGAAGCGTAGTTTTTCCGAACGACATCCTCTCTTGTCTTACGAACAATTTCTTCTACCTCTTCTTTTTTCTCGGCCTGACCAGCGGGATCTTTTAAATAATTATCTACCGTAAAAGACTCATACCTATTAAATTCAGTATTATCTTTTGAATACGTATTAATAAAATCAATGTCTTGTTCTAGTGTTGGTTTGTATGAGTCTTTAACTTCTTGAATTACATCCTCTTGGTTTTCTTCAGTTAAAAAACCTTTATAAAAAAGCCCCTGATATAATTTCTCTTGGATGTCAGATTCTACCGCTGCCCCATATTTATTTTCATCTAAATACTGCATTCTTAAATTGTCAGCATAAGAAGCCATGCTCAAAGTTGTATCTTCAGAAATATTATTCTGCTCTGCCCACTCCGAATAAGGAGTAGGTTCAATAGTTGGTAGCGTTGGTCCCACAAACTCACCTTGGTTGTAGAACTGTTTGTCGTTTTCTGGCATAAACTTTATCGATTAAATGGATTCTTTCTAGGAACAGGGGGAGCAGGGGCAACAGTCGGAGTTGGCGTATTCGGAGTTGGAGTCGGAGTTTGATCTGTTTGGTCAGGATTAACTATGATATCAGGAATTAACGGATTTCTCCTACTCGGCCTATTCTTAATGTTATCAGCCATTCGACGAGCCAAAAGAGTTTTACGCTTGTCCTCCATTTCATTATACTGCTCTGCAATTGCTTGATTAACTCGTCGCATCCTCCACGCTAATGGTTTTGCGTTCTCTCTATCTATATTACCATCTTTATCTAGGGGAACCAGTATCTCACCAAACACATCCATCTCTGCAGCTTCAACAACACCGATTTGCGCCCGAAGATTAGCTCCACCTTGCTTTTCTCTATCCGATGCGTTGAAATCTTGTTCTTGTTTTTCTAATCTATCAAAAGCATCTTGATAATCATTAACTGCATTACCTTTCCGCTTTAGTTTATCTTGATCAATCTTGAAAACATCGTCCTCATAAAGTGCCGTTTGATCCGCTTCATATAGGCGATCCTCCTCTTGTTGATCTAGAAGTTGCTTTTGTAAATCTGCTTCGGCGGCAGTGGCTTTTCTATCCCCCATAGTTTTCCCAAGAGTAAGAGCCATTTGTTCTTTAGCAGTGATTTCCTTCCCACCTGCGCTGTCTTCGCTCTCAAATGCCTTTCGCATATTATCTAAGACCTCTTTGGGCGGTCCTAGCTGTGAGACATTTAATGCATAACCAGTTGCATCGTTCTCTCTTCTAAGCTGATCTTTTCTGCTTTGTCTCTGCTTCTTACGAAGGAGCTTTTCTTTTCGAGAATTATCAAGATCAGCTAGTCGTTTGAATTGATTATTGAGAGACGCCGTAAGTGTAGGGTCTTTTAAGCGGGTGTTTTGATCCGCTGCTGCAAACACAATACTTTTCTTTTCCTCAAGTGTTGTGGAAGGGTCAACCATAGCTTGCTCTAAAGGACCGATTAGTTTAGTCGCTGCCTCCTCATGCTCTCTATCTTTAATAACCTGTCGTTTACGTTCTTCGAATTCAAACTGACCTCTTTCATATGCAAGATCAGCAGAACGATTCCTACGAAATTCACTGTTAAGTTTACCAAGAAGTTCTAACTGCGGGGCGAGGACTTGCTGTCCTTTTGCTCTGACGTAGCTCGATTGAGGGCCAGTCATTCCGCTGTAGTCCGCTTGAGGGGCATTCAACCCATAAGTCCCCGCTAAAGGAGCGATGTCTCTTTTAAAATCTAAATCGTTTTCTGCCATGATATTATTATTATTATTATTGTTGGTATCCTTTAATATCATCTCTAAGTTCGAAGAGTGACTTACCTTTTTCAGCTTCTTTCATTGTGTTCTTTCTAAGAAGTGCAGCGAGTCTTTGGTTTTCCTGACTTATCGCATCGGCTTGTTGTTGATCTGCCGCGAGTTGATCACGCATAGCTTGGTTGAATATGTTCGGAGCATCTGATTCTGGTGATGATGCCCAGTCATAGGCCACCTTCATCGCGGCTGGCCTATAACCCATTCTCTCCAATTTCCTCGCTTTTTTAAGCTGATCATTTTTGCCAGATCCTAATCTGGCCGATGCTCCTACTCCCCCTCTAGCTGTTGTGCCTAATTTAGGGCGGCTAGATGCTGTGACATCTGGAAGCTTTATCTTCATGTATTCTTTGTTCTTTGCCGTAAGATCTGTGATGCCATCGTCTTCAATTGCTCTCTGGTCATTACGACTTAATAGTGGAAGCCCTCTATACCCAGTAGTAACTAAATTTTTAACGGGATCTTTTTTACTTATTGCTGCATCAGTTACGGACTGCTGACGATCCCGTTCTCCCGTTAACATGGAAATAAGAGATGCTGCACCATAGGCATCTCTCCTCTTGTTTATCCGTTTATCAGTATTTTTATCAGTGAAGTTACTGAGACTCCCGTCTTTACCGTAGGCCATACCGAAGGAATTTTCTTCACTAGGAACTTCATTTTTTTTACTGAAATCTCTAGGTATATTGAACCCCGCCATGTCCGCAAAGCTTTTATACTTATCTTTAGATGTAGGCCCAATAGGGTTGAGAGCTGCTTGCTTACGAGTTTGGATTGAGTTGTCGTCTGAAACCTCGTTAAAATAACTAAGCAAATCATTGACCCCATCTAAACCTTTACGCTTCTCCTTTTTCTCAGGTGGCCCCACAAAAGCGTCTTTCATGTTGTAGATATCTTCAGTAAAATCAAATGCCATAATTAAAAGTATAGAGTTTTACCTTATGAAAGTCAATCGACTAGAGATGCGTCAGGATTCTGCAAAGCACCACTCAAAAACTTCATCGAACGTCTAGGTCCGTTATGCAGTTTATCCCCGTCCTTTGGTGGATCTACGGCTACTAACCCCAATCTTTGACGCGCACAATCGAGAGCAAGAAAAGCGGCATCGGCAAGGTCAGGACTCCTACCGAATCTAGCTTTGAACTCTGGCTTGGATTCTATCTTCATTCGAAGGGTCGATCCTTTCACATGATCGTAGTTCCTCGCTGTGATTTCTTGAGCGAGGTCGCTGTTCACTCCATAAACCTGCCGTGTTCTCATCAATTCTTTCCCGACAAACCACAGTTCTGAAACCCTGTTTACGTAGAGTTCAGTCCCGATCATCTGACTATTCGCGCTAACTCTCTTATCACTAGCTTTCCCACCAAAAGAAATACGCATGAATCGATTCGACCACTCGCCAGCTAGGACATCGCAAAAGGGAGCCCCCGCTCCCGTGGCATCAACGCTGACATTCTCTGGTAGGATCTTTAGCTTTTCGCAATGCTCTCGAATCTGTCTCACTATCTGGTAGGTTCGAGGGACTGCTTTATTTGTCGCATCATCATTAAGATGAATGGCTTTACCAAACTCCAACACATACTGACCAGAGGAACTGTAGCCACACTTAGCTGTGTAAAGTATGGTTCTATCACCACCATTAGTAAATGCGGGGTCAATCCCACATAAATTAATCGGAGAACCTCTCCACTCAACTGCATTCAAAGCTCCCGTATTAGCGAGTTCATTCTCTGTGTAGATGCCTGTGGTTTCATCACTATCAAAAAATACAGCGCGAACCATTCGCATGTAGCCCCTACTCTCTACACCCAGTAGAGCTTTATCTTCTGCAAGCTTCTCCGCTGTGGGTAGCCAAGGATATATGACTTCACCCGCCAAAATGTTTGGGGATCTCTCACCATCTAGCCGTAGATACTTACCATTCCATTTTGTGTCCCACCCATCTGCGGTGTTAGTATCCACACTGTCCCACCCATCTTTGGGGGTGGACCATATACCAAACGCATCAAACCTTGAGTTGGGGTTACTCATCCCAATCATCTGAAAGGAGGGGTTTTTAGACAAGTTCGTGAGTCCAGCGTTCAAAATTGCTTCAGATAATTCTGATAGCTCATCGCCAATAAGTATGACTCTCTTCTGTTTGATTCCGATAAACTTACCAACTGCTTCCTTAGTCTTACTCTTCTCCGCTGAAATCAGCGATAGTCCTGCTCGCTCAATTAAAATACCCTTCTCATTAACGTAAGATACATTGCCTATTGAATCGCGTATCTTGATTGGTGCATCATCTATCACGGACAGTAGAGAAATTACACTACCCCAGATTCGTTTACGAGCTTCACGAAGTGTGGTGGATGTCATCAACACTAGCGTATCTTGAGGTTGGGATAAAAAGTTAACGATCCCCCACGCTGCCATAATGTGGGATTTACCAGATGAAGCAGAACCACCAACGGCTAAGTATTTATTTTCCAATGCGGCCTTTACCATCAACTCTGCCCACGGATGTCTGACACAGAGTTTTTCTGGTAACTCTTCGTTGTTCCAAAGTTCGTCGCATATTCTCCAGAAATAATATTCTCTAGCTACAGAAGTTTCGTGGTTAGCAAACCCATACAGGAGTGCAGTAATTAGACTAGTAGGCGGGAGTTGAAACCCACCAACATCCATCTTCTTTGTCTTAGCATCGATGCGCGGTTCTAGTAACTGCTTGCTCCGCTCTTGTTTTAAAGCCATAATGTTGATGCAGAATATATCTATATGAGCGGGAATCCTAAAGAAGAAATTCAAGAACGTGCTGTGCAAATGTATCGGGCTGATTGGAAGACGGCAGCTATTGCTAAGGAGTTAGGTGTGCATGCAGGAACAGTAAGGAGGTGGTTTAAGAAAAGAGGCATCCCTGCTAAAAAATCAGGTCTGGTTAGGAACGAGCAAATTGAAGGTGAGGAAACACCCATCGAGCAGAACTTCGAGAACATGACGGATGAGGCTGTGATGCGAGCGAAACACGATGCACGAATCAAGGAGGAACAAGACATCCTTGAGATCGCCGAGAGTCAGGCAAGCCCCGCCGATAAGTATCAGAACTATATGGCGATGGCGGCAATCCGACTAGCGAGAGATGGGATGAAGAACATCAACGCACCTAAGAATGTGAGGGAGCTTTCAGAACTTGACCAATTGATACGAAGAAATTTAGGTCTGAACTCTAAGACCGGAGGGGGCGCTGCCAGCAAAATGCAGATCGACATCTCGATCCTTAACAACAAGAAAGCGGATCGCGGTGAAGGAACCATAATCGATATTCAAAGCGATGATTAACAGTTTTGATTCTTTCTCATGGGACTACAGCCCCAACAAAGATCCTTATTCTAACAGATCCAAATCAACCCCAGAAAATTTATTTGATGAAGATGATGATAATCTGTCTGAAATAATATTTTTTGGACAACTTGAGGAGGCTTTATTAGGCGTTGTAGAACAGATGGATAAGCCACCTATTGCTTGCTATTCAAGCGCAGTCTCTATAACTATTCTTAAAACAGAACATGGACTAACCGAAGAGGATGCTAAGTTTGCACTTAAAAAACTTATGGATGTAGACTTAGGTGAATTTGCCCCCTGTTTCCTAGATACTAGTATTGTAAAAGAATGAAATTTTTTGATAACAAAGAAGTTGTAAGTGATCCAGAAGTCTTGATACGAACGGAGCGTGATGACGGCGACTTTGATTTTACTGTTAAGAAACTTGAAGGTGCGTTCTATAAAGTGGTTCCGTCTAATGCGAGAGAAATTCTTTTCTTAAAACAACTCAAGAAGAACGTATTTAAATACACCCCCGCAACAGGCGATGGATTAATTGTCACCTTAAACGTGCTGTGATTGTAGGAGTTGATAACGGCTTAGACGGTGGTCTCGTCGCTATCTCTGATCATGGTTTGATCATTGATAAGATTGCGATGCCTACAAAGCAGATGTCAAAAAAGCGTGAGATTGATGTCAGAGAAATTAAGAAGTGGTTGATGTATTTAAACACGCCATTCTTACTAGCTATCGAAGAGCCACTAGCCCACGCTAAAAGTTCTCAAGCTGTTCGATCTATGGCATTGAGCTTCGGCAAACTTCTGGGCATGGCAGAGACATGCGATTTTGATGTCTGCCGTGTCTCAGTTCACAAGTGGCAGAAGGCGATCTTAGGATTCCGACCAAAAGGGACAACTAAGAAAACCGCTCTCGCCAAGGCTGAAGCTATAGCGCCAGATGAGAACTGGTTAAAAAACAAGAGGTGTAGAACCCCCCACGATGGAATGGTTGATGCGTTCCTGATTGCCCGTTATATTTGGGAAGGGAAAAAAATTGAAGAAAGTTCTTGAGTAACTTTTCGGGTCTGCCATGTTCCGTTCATGGCAAGAATACAAAAGATCACAAGATCAGATAAGCACCACCAATATGCTGAGAAACATATGGCCTTTTCTGATGCGGGGGGTATGGAATTACGAGACTACTTTGCAGGACAAGTTTTGTCCCGCATCATATCTGAAGATGACGATATGCGGGATGTTGCTAATTACGCATATGATATGGCAGACTGGATGATGGCAGTCAGAGATGAGCGTTCCATGTAATGAGTGCTCAACCTAATCACACAGAGAGAGGACACGCTGAGTTTTCTCCCAGCCAGCTAAAATATTTAGCAGGGTGTTCTGGCTATCAAGGTCGTAGTGGCACTAATGCAGCAGCAGCTATGGGAACACGCATCCACGAAGCGTTGGAGATCGAAGACCCATCCAATCTTCAAAGCGAGGAAGAGGTAAGTATCTACAATGAGATACTCACGGATCAAACCGAATACTTAGCAAACTACAAAGACAATAGGAGGTTAACGGAGGAACACGCTGAGATTCAACTTGATGTCAAACTCGAAGGAACTGAAACTTACGGAACTTGCGATTACCTGTGCATCTTCGATAACGTCGATGGAGTCTTAATTGATTACAAAACAGGTATCTCCAAGATAGATACTCCAGCTAAAAACTTTCAAGCGAAAGCCTACACCGTTGGTTGTTTTCAAAAATACCCAGAACTCACCTGCATTGACTTTGTTTTCTTTGTCCCGCAGCGAAACGAAATATTATCAGATACGTTCTACCGAGAAGACCTCGATGAGTTAATCGAAGAGTTATCAGACGTAATTTTAAAAGCAGAAAAGGTTCGCCCCAAATGGGAGACGGGGACTCCCAGTCTGGAAGAACTGACCCCGACTGTCGATTGCAGGTTCTGCAAGCATGAAGATACCTGCCCAGCCCTCGGTGGATTAGTTGTTGAAGTTGCTAAAAAAGTAGACCCTCAACTACCTGACGTTGATCTAGATACAGTTGAAGATCCAGAAGTGGTGGAGCAACTCTACATGATTGCAAAGATTGTTACCAACTGGGCAGATCGTTTCAAGAAAAGGGCTATTAAACTAGCAGAAGATGGAATCGAATACCCCACTCTCCGTCTCAAAACGATGAGGGGGCGAAGAAACGTGACTGACTCAGATACATTTTTAAAGATTGCTAAAGATTTTGGGGTTGATAGTGAAGAAGTTTTACGCCATGTATCTCTGCCGCTTGCCAAGATTGCGAAGGCTGTGGGAGACACGGCAGAGAAAGGTGAGAAGAAAAGACAATCAGATCAATTTTTAGATGCCTGTAATGACTCAGGTATTATTGAAGAATCTGCTCCTCGACGAACTTTGTCGTAGAGCAAAAACAAAGAAACAAGAAACATCGAAACATAGAAACATCGAAACATGAGTAAGAAAGAAAACGAGCTTGCTGAAGCTCCAAACACCAGCCTAGTTCCATCGCTATCTGATACGTTGGATCAAAATGACATCGACATCCCAAGGGTGAACGTGGTTCAAAAGACCAGTGACATCTTTGGAGCCGATGGTGAACCAGCACCATATGGAAGCCTAGTGCTTGATAAGCGTGTTGTTATTGCAAAACCCGAAGAAGCAATTCAAGTGGTTCCAATGTCGGCAGTAAAATCATGGCGTGAGGACATTCCTTTCGACAATGATGAAATGCCCCGCATTGCAACATCTCAAGATGAAAAGGCTCGCCTATCTCTAGATAGTGAGTATCCAATCTTAGAATTTGCTGAGATTACATTACTGTTTAAAGGTGCTGAAGACGATTCAGAAACCTTCCCGTTCCCCCTTGGAAAAGGTAACTACGCCATTGGGCGAATTAACGTAGCTAAAGATGCATACCGACAAACATTCAAAAGACTCGCTACCTTTGCGATGTTCAACAAGAAAACACCGATACATAACAGACTGTGGAATTTTAAATCCACTCTTATTACTCGGGGTAAGTATAGTTGGTATGCACCAGCTTTGGCGATTACGAACGAAGAACCGTCAGAAGAAGTCTTAGATTTTGTAGGAGGGTATTTAGGACATGAGTAAAGTCAGCCCAAGCCCACAAGACAGAAGAAAGATTCTTGAGATTGAGATTTCAAAAATGCGCGAACTAATCCAACGGATTGAGGAAGCAATTGAAACATCGAAGCTCGACTTGCAAATGTCAAATGTTGTATTGGATTCTCTTGAAGACGCCTTTAAAGCTTTACCTGAGCAGACGGAAATCGCAGTTGCGGAAATCGTCGAAGACTTGAAATAACTTTTGGGACAGGGTATTGCGGCGGCGTCTTTGTGTGTTCGCTAGTTATAACATCGCCTTGGGGGTAACCGCATAAAAGCCCCCCACCAAAATAAAGCCTCACCCCCACGACTATGGGTTTCCATCACCTAGGGGGTGGGGCTACTTTTTAAATATACATGAATAAAATTATATATGCTGTGGACTTCGAAACATACTACGACAAAGAATGTAGTATTCGAACATTAGGTCCACTTGGGTATTTTTCTCACCCAAAATTTGACGCTTACATGGTGAGCGTAGTTGGTTCGGACGGTTTAACTTTTGTTGGGCATCCCGAAAAATTCGATTGGTCATTATTAAATGACAACATCGTCCTATCGCACAACGCCTCTTTTGATGAGACCCTTCATCTCTATGCGGTATCTATGGGTTGGTGGGACAGTTGTTCTCCAGCGGAGTGGCATTGCACGGCAGATCTAGTGGCTTATTGCAAACTTCCCAGATCGCTTAAAGGGGCTACTGCTAAACTCTATGACATCCAAGTTGATAAATCTACCCGCGATAATATGTCGGGGAAAAATTGGAGTGAGATGAGTGAAGAGTTCCAGAAGGAGGTGAGTGAGTATGCTATCAAAGATAGTGAGCTTTGCTTACGATTGTGGAATAGTCTGGAAGATAAGTGGCCGCAATTCGAAAGGAGTGTTAGTCGATTGAATAGGACAATTGTTCAGCGTGGAATCCCCATAGACTTAGACCTACTAAAGACTCAACTCGAAACAATCAAAGTTAGTTTATTCGAAGCGGAAGAAGACATTCCTTGGTTGGGTGAAAAGCCTCTATTGAGTAGGGCAGCATTTAACTCTCAATGCCTTCTTGTTGGTATCGAGCCTCCAGCTAGTTTAGCTCAAACAGATAAGGACTCTCAGGAATGGGTGGAGTATCACAGCAAAGAGCATAAGTGGGTTTCAGCCGTTAAAGACTGGAGAAGGATAAACTCTCTAAAGAAGAAGCTAGAAGCATTTGATAACGCCACTATGTCTGACTCCCGTTACTATGGCGGCTGTATGTATTTCGGAGCGCACACTGGTAGGTTCAGTGGTTCGGGTGGAAACTTAAACCTACAGAACTTACCAAGGGAAGAAATGTTTGGGGTCAATCTCCGACATCTTATCAAGCCTCACAAACTTAAAAGACTAGTCGTTGTTGACCTCTCCCAAATCGAAGTGAGAACACTTTGTTGGTTAGCAAATGATAAAGAAATGCTTAACGAGATCGCAGAGTGTGATGACATCTATGAAGCGTTCGCGATTCGGTTTGGAATGTGGAACCCAGACGAAGAAGATAAATCCTTTAAGAAGCACCCCAAACTTAGACATTCAGTAAAAGGAATGGTTCTGGGGTGTGGCTATGGTGCAGGAGCAGGTCGTTTTGCTTCGATGTCCAACATCTCCGAAAAGGAAGCTGAGAAGAGAGTTAAGAAATATAGGAGTAAAATGCAGAGGGTTAAAACCCTGTGGTCCAAATATAACTCGGAAATCGAGGGTTCTCACGAAGCTAGTCAGCAGATCCCTACAGAGTTCACTGTAGAACTCCCTAGCGGTAGGGTTATTAATTATGGTGTTCTTACGGCGACTCCAGATTGCGGAAGATTACATTTTATAGCTGGTATTCCTAGACACGGAAAAATCCTGCCCGTTCGTCTTTGGGGAGGATTAGTAGCAGAGAATGCTTCACAAGCATTAGCTAGGGATATATTTTCCGATATGATGCTGCGTGTCGAAGAAGCTGGTTACAAAATAGTGATGCATGTCCACGACGAAATGGTCATCGAAGCTAGGGAAGAAGATGCAGAAGACACACTAAAAGAGGTTACAAGAATTATGTCGGAACCTCCGGCATGGATTCCTGATATCCCCCTATCTGCTGAAGGGTCAATCCTAACACGCTATGAAAAATGAAATACAGATACATTGAAAATTTACGATCAAAGAAATGCACACCGTGTGACGATATGTCTAAAGTTTCGGTTAATCCGAAACCTACATTTAAGTCAAAAGCTGAATACAGAGAATGGTGTGGTAAGCAAACAACAAAGCATTGCTTCTATAGTCTAGCAGAAGGACTAGCTCCTAACTCTCGAATAGAGGGCGAAAACAAAGTGCGGAGAGTTCACGGTGTAGCTGCTGACTACGATGCCCCCGTGGACTGGATTAATGTGGATAATACTATCAATGTTAAGTGTGCTGGTTGTATGCCCAGTTGGAGATCTAAAACTCAGAGTGGATACGTCAGGGTTGTGTTTGAGTTCGAAGAAGCTATATCCGTCCCAGACTTCTTGTATAAAGGTTTTATGCGCGAGCTTAAAAACTCGATTGGCTTTCATATGATATTCGCTGGGTATGATGTTAAATCTGAAAACCCTTCTCAATATTTCGAGATTGGAAAAGACTGGGTTTCTTTAGGGGGATCTGTTTCCCCTGCTGTAGTTCAAACAGCACTAATTAAAGCTGCTCAAAGTAATCCTCCAGAATCAAAAGAGACTTCGATACCAATTGAAAAGATTGCACAAGAAGTTGATAAACGATTCCCCAATAGGTGGGTGGGTGATTTAGAAGTAGGTTCTAGAGGCCCACTGTTTTGGATTGACGATGGGATTGATAGAGAAGGTTGTCAGGTATTTGAAGATGGGTGTATTGTCTACTCAGACCGAGATGAAGGTTGGAAGACTTGGCGAGATATCTTTGGTAAAGAGTTTGTAAAGAAATACGAAGAAGAGAAGATGGGTAATCTACTCGATGAGTATTGGTTTAACGGTAGGCAATTCTTTAAACTTCTAAACAAGATTGCACAACCAATCCCAAGAGATCAACTCGTCCTAGAACTTAAACAGCGTGGCTTTAAACAACGCGCTAAGAAAGGTGAAAACCTTTCAGAAGTCGAGAACGCCATCCTAGTCATTAGTAATCAAAATAGAATTAACGAAATCGCCCCAATTGTTTTCAGAAGGGATAAGCGTGTCGTTAGTTTTAACGGTCTCAGAATTCTTAATAGTTCTAGCATCGAGCCAATCTTAGCAGCGGAAGATGGCGACTTCGATAAGTGGCCTTGGATCAATAAGTTCTTCGATCAGTTCTTCGTAGACTCCACAGACGTTAGAGCGAAGTATTACTTTTTCGCTTGGTTCCAGAGATTCTATGCGGGGGTTATAAATAATCGGGAAGATCAGGGGCAAGCTTGTATCCTAGTTGGTCCCGCTAAAAGGGGTAAGACTCTGCTATCAAATAAGATTATCTCTGCTGCTGTTGGTGGTTATGCCGATGCTAGTGATTATCTTTCGGGAGGAACTAAGTTCAATAAAGACTTAGGGAGAGCCGCTGCTTGGGTTATTGATGATACCGTAAGTGCTGCTTCATTCCAAGATCAACGGAAAGCAACAGAGCTAATTAAACGTGGTGTAGCTAACCCAAGAATAGAGTTCATGGCTAAGTTTTCAGACGCTGTTACTCTCCCTTGGGCTGGTAGGATTATCGTTAGCCTCAACGACGATGCTAACAGTATGAGCGTTATCCCAACACTAGACTCTAGTAACCGAGATAAACTGATGGCTTTCAAGATCTGCCCCAAGCCGTTTAAGTTCCCCAAGAAATACGATCTAGAAGATATACTCGATAAGGAGCTTCCTCACTTTCTAGCTTGGTTAGAGAAATGGAAACCACCTGAAGAGGTTCTCGACGATGATAGATTTGGAGTTAAGAGCTACATTGATAATAGTATTGCTTATGCGGCTTACGATAACTCAAGTAGATCTCAAGTAGCCGAACTCATCGACTTCTTCTCTAAAGCTTGTAGAGAACAGAACGATAGGATGGAGCAGTGGCGGGGAACTATCACTGAGTTCCAAGTCGCGATTCACACCTATAATAATGGTAGGGCGCTAGGAGCTTCTAATAAACTAGAGTTCGTCCGTAATGGGTTAGCGCATTTAGAAGATGCTGGTAAATCTAATAAAGGTATAAGACCTATAAAGTCTGTTGGCAAAGGGAGTGGTAAAGTCTGGGTGATCGATGTCACTGAGCCTTTCGATATCGACTTCGAAGACTCTACAGAGAGTTCGCTGGACGCAGTGCTGCAATAGGTAAGTGATACCCATCTACTTTGTATTTAAAACCAAAGTCATCTAACTCACCTCTCTTTTTAAATTCCCCTGATCTCTGAATCTTGAGTCCTGTAGCCCAACCCAGAACCCAAGCCATTGAGAAATCTTTACGGACACGAACAAAGAAGTATGAGTTAGCTCCTAACTTCTTCCCCTCTGCACAGTTCACCGATGCTGTGTAGTGGGGTTGGGGTTTCCCCGCACATCCTTTAGCTTTAACGTCTATAGTTCTTTTCCCCAGAACGTAGTCGTGGGTAAATACTTTATCCCCCACGTATAAGGATTCAGGATACAGCTTTTCAAAAGCAACCTCCCCGATAAAGCCTGTCATTCTCCCAGCCCCCCTTGTAAATGAATTTGGAAGAACCCCCAAGTCTTCGCTACGTTCAAACGCTTCTTTAATATCGTCGCTGTTAGGCGTAAAGATCAGCATCCCCTTAGTCCTAGAGAACTGAGGGGGTAGCTTTTTTCGTTTCATCCTTTAATAGTTCGTTTAATTAACCTGTCGTATGCGGGGAAGAAGACTTCTTCCATGCACCTAACTACAGCTTCTTGTTCAAATGTTTCACAAAAACCTACCCCCGAAATGCACAAGCTTGCTTCCATCAACTCATGCCTCAAGGTCTCTAAGCAATCCTTATCGTCTAGATCCTTGTGGATTGTAATCAATTTCTGGTCATGGCTATAGTAGCCATAAAGATCTTGATCACTTAAATCTCTTTGAACAATTTTGACAGTCTGCCCAGCAACCCTCAGACTTTTAGGAACCCTCATCAGAGTAAAAGTTGTTGATCGCATTAGCATACACCGAAGCTAATCGACTCAAGTCAGATCTAATCAAAGCCACATCACTCTTGTTTGAGCCAAAGAAAGGTTCCGCGATACACGCATAGCAGGGGGTCTTTCGTAAAAACATGGAGCCCCTACTCCCCTTTGATCGAGACTTAACTCCCCTAGCTTTTAACTCAGGGTATTCGCTGACCATTGATTCGTGAATCTTGTAAGCTAAAGCCTTCCCCCCTTTACTTGATTCCCAATGCAACCATTCATGGCCCGTTGCTTTGGGTCCGGCAGCATTGAAATGGAACTCGATACAGGCATCAATTCCATCTTTGCGCATACGCCTAGATACATTGTTGATCGCCCCTACATAACTCGATGCACCATAATCATCGTAAATCTTGTAAGGGACTTTAAGAAGCGGAGTTACCAAAGGCATTAAGTTCGAGTTGAATTCGTGTTCACTCACACTGTCATCACCAACAGTGTATGCTCCACTATCTCCTCTCCTCGAATGTCCAATGGCTAACCCAATCATTTTTTAAGCATTTTGTATATAGTCACAACAGCTACTGCGATACCCCCTACAAGGGACAAGATACGGAGCCAGTATTCGAGTTGATCTTGATACGATAAAATGACTCCTATTGTTGGTGACACAGCGCCTATAAGGGGCATAAGTAAACTATCTTTCATCATTTTGATCCAATAATAATTGCTCTCCGATAGCTGTAGTCACTATGGAATTTATGTTTTTCCCGACCTGTCAATACCCCTTCGACAAAATTATATTGGGTTCCTTCAATTAGAGTGATCGTAGGGGGGTCATGAAGTGCGCTTGAGTTCACGATGGAGGCGTTTCGCGATTCGCTCAAGCCGCAGCTTTGCAGCAGGACTACCATCGGCAGCAAGCTCATCAATTTCATCTTCCAGTTCATAAACAAATCTTCGGTGTTTTAATTTTATGTAGGCTACGTAAGCGTGTAGCGCCGCTGTGATTACCTTAATCATTTCTTAGCTTTCCCAATATTGAGAGCGGCCCATTCTAGCACGAGGTATAGTTTTCGTACAATACCATCATCTTTAGGTGTGGGTGTAAGAGCGCAAATTGCGGAGGCTGCAGCCACCACAGCGGTGGCGATTGAAATAAGGCTTTCTTTGTTTTCTAGTATATAATTAAGCATGGTTACATTACGTTAGGTATTCGAGAACCAGATCCAGTTGGATCGAAGTTAACTACGGGTTTAGCTGAACCCCTGTAGGCGTCTAGCTCTTCTTCTAAAAGTTGTTTACACACATTCCAGTGGTAGTTGGCGCGTTCCAAATCAGCGTTGTCTTCGGCTACAGTCCCTAACAAACCATGTTTAATAGCATTGAGGTTGCTTGGCCTTACGACATCGAAGCTATTAATAAGATTTTTGAACCTCCTCTTAACCAAGACTCTAATTGTTTTCTTAGTAGCGCTTGTAGCGTCGTTGCCCAGCCTATACCTTCGGAAGTTATTAACTTTGTTAGCTTCTTGAACCGTTCCTAATTCAAGCGTATCTGATGAATCATTAACATTTACTGCCGTTATTTTTACAGGGCTAGGTAATGATGAATCCCCATTTCGTATCTCAGTAATTTTAGTAAATACCACCGCTCCTGAAGTAATGTTGTTTGAAGCTGTGTCTAGATTAGGCTTGTATGTCTGCGTAACAGGGGTGGAGGAGTTGTTTAATCCTGTTATGGTAATAAAGTTAGTCGAAGTTCGTGGGATATTAGTCGCAGGAGATACGGGACTTACAGTAATACTATAGACTTTAGACTCTTCAAGCTCGTTCACTGCCGGAGCAAACCCATCATCAACCAAACCAAAGCCGTAGAGAGTAGAACCATCTCTATTTCGTCCAGTAATTCGATAGTCATGGAATTGTGCTTTTGCCCTAACTGGGTCGTTGTCCACCAAAGCTGATACGATAGATTCCGAACCATCTGGTAGCGTGAAGTTACCGTCAGTAGTTGTAATAGTAGTCTCGTATAGTAAATCCCGCCACATGCCCATCGCATAGAGTCGGGGCATGACTAGATTTAGTTCCTGAATAAATGAGGAACCTACGGTTTTATATTTAGAGAGGGCTTCTTCTACCCCCGCTACGGTAAGAGTAGCCATAAGGATATCTTAATTTAATATCCTTAATCAGTCAAGGCGGGGCTGGGTTAGCTCCCAGTGCAGCAACTAGTAGTCTCTTCTTCAGGTTCTTTTACAACCTTCAAGCCCTGTGAAGCACTCACATCAGCGGCATCGAGAAGGCTACCTGTCCAGTTTGTGCTTTCTCTATAAACCTCTGCGGTTCCTGTAGCGACAGGAACAGTGATAGTAACTGGAGGTAAGGAACCTTTAATTACAGACACTGGAGATCCTGCAACTGGAACAGACACAGGAGACGCCTCCCCCTTCAGGAATTTTTGTGTGTCAACTGCATTAGCAATGACTGTCGTATCGGTCATGTTCTTTTTCAAGCCAGTCACCGGAGACGCTTCACCTTTAAGGAATTTCTGATTATAATTAGCACCAGTGATTACGGGGACAGTAGTAGATCCAGAAATTACAGATGCGGTAGTGTCTATGCTATTATGGAATGGGTTTTCTTGTATATCTGTCCCTATGATTCCCTGCCCTAAAACCGTGCTTTGAACACCAGCTCCAGTAGTCGTGCAGTCTTGCACACTAGTTATTTGAACAGCACTGGTAACTCCCGTTACCTGAGTAGGGTCGTGGACAAACTTGTAATCGGCAGGGGCTGATGATTCCGGCGTTGTTTCGCCCCCCAAAACCCAGTAACATTGAGTGGTGGCACTTTCACATGACCCAGATGATGAACAGGAACAAGATGTCACACAAATTTTTACCCAAGGCAAAGTCATTTTAGTCCCCCCTGCCCACATCGTGGTGTTTGGGGTTCCTTGAATCATGTTAGAATTCACGGTTCCACCACGAACATAATCACTAACTACTGAAGCTGAAACTACCACATTATTAGCAGTTGAAGTTCCTCCTGTCCAAGCATCACTAGTTCCTAAAGTTTTTACAACGGTAGCGGGGGACCCACCAGTATGTGCACTAGTTGACATATCACCGCCAGACCAAGCTGCCGCTCTATCTGATTCAGCGTGGGCTGGTGCAGCGGATGTTGTAGTTCCTCCAGTATATGCGTTCCCTGTTGAACCCCCAGACCAAGCTGCCGCTCTATCTGATTCAGCGTGGGGTGGAGCCGCCGAAACTGGAGTTCCTGATGCAGTCAACACATCAACTTTATCAGATGAACTTGGGTATGCGGCAGCAGTTACGCTTGAGCCTACACTGCCATCGTATCCTGTTACAACTGTAACTGTGTCTAATTGTTTCTTAGTTAGTGTCTGGACAGGTAAATTTACCATGTCATTCACTAAACCATCTTCGACAACAGCCGATCGTTTAGCCCCCACATACCATTGATTATTGAAATTGTTGCCCCTGACTACAATGGAGTTAGCATTATCTTTATCAAAGTTAGGGGTGGGCGTAATACCATCTGCTTGAAGCTCCCCATCATAGTGAACTCTTATCCTAGCTGAACCACAAAATGGGTCGGGTAAAGTGACTGGATTGCCGTCACCATCCGTCCCAGTTTGCACCTTATTTTCACACGAACCACCTATATCTTTGATGGTTCGAAGATCTTTGAAGTCAGAAGCTTGAATGTATTCTTTATAAACATTTTTGCCCCCACCTATGTTTCGAAGGCTGTCATACCCCTTCACCCACCACAAAGGACCACGGTGACCTCTTAGACCACCGTATAGTTTTGCTTCTCGCGGGTTATCTTCACTATCACTCCATTGATCTCTATCTAACTCGCCATTCTTTATGTAAAAAATAGGAGTGTTGTATTCCCCGTTTACCCCTTGTCCGTCTTCATCTTTTATGATGTGTTGAGTTGAAGGGGGTAAATCTTTAGCCGTATGTAGCGTGTATTCAGGGGGATCAACTGCCCCATGCGGGTCCGTTTTAAATTTAGTGTAGACTACACAATTGGAAGACACACCTATGATTGTTTTATTCAGTTCGTGTATTTTGACCGCACTTGTTTTGGGGTGAACCTCATACAGGTGGGCTTTAGTAACACAAACCTGCCCATCACCATCAGGCTCATACCTAAATGGCTCATGCTCTTGACGTGGAGCAACATCTACATGGGCTATTTCTCTATCGGGTAAAGGTAGCAAACCCATTATCTGTCGATCAAAACTACTCTCCCCCTCAAGCACTGGGGATATTTCAATCGTCGGAAGCTCTTCAACCACACTTTCTATTATATCTATATCTGCATCGGGAATCGTGGACCCTGAAACTTCTTCCGGCCCCTCGGACAAATCACCACGTAGCTTTTTAAAAAACCCTTCAAGCATGGCAAATTAAGTAAATGATGGAGGATACACGGTCCAAGAAGTTCTTATATATCCACCCCTAGCAGGTTCCTGTTTATCACGAACTTTAATCGATTCGGGCCAAGCTGGAGGATTAGTAGAAGGAATTTGTTTGTCATAACCAGCATACTTATATACGGGATCACGGGTTCCAGTAGATACACGAATATTCCCTCCAGCCGATAAACATTTAGGTATGTTGATCCTCACATAAGGAGTTCCCATAGTAAACGATTGGGGGAGCATAGCTACAGCACCCACACCAGAGAAGGGAGTGGGGGACCAAAATGTATCTATCCTAACCTTACATGGCCCACTATATCCTTCGGGGTTCATATTATATTCGGGGAATGATAGAAGCTGCCCATCCTGCCGTTCCCAAGCTGCTACGTTTACAGATTCCAAAACAGGTGGGAACGTGTGATCAATAGAAGAGAAATAAGTATCTACCGTGATCGCATTGCTTCCCAAAGGCGCACCAGCTACTAGTTCTTTTTTAACAACCTCAAACCAATCTGAAGATACTTGCTTCCCTTGTCGGTAAGAACCAATTGCTTCAGTCCCCGATAACGTAGTTCTTGTGGGTTTCCACCAAGTATTATCAGAATCAACTATGAGTGCTTGAATAGTTGCTCCTGCGCCAGTCGGAGTTTCTCCTTTGTAAAAATAGCTGATCGTGCTTTTTAGATTCCTATGGCTGAGTTCATCCCAAGCAAGTGATTCTATATTCTCGCGAACAAAATACATCCTTTGCTCAACAACAAATATACCGTCTAGCTCAGAATCTCCAATTCTCTTCTGCTCACGGCCCATTAATATGTAACCTTTACCGCTAAAGTTCGCAGATGCAGGTTCAGTTGGCATCGCAGAACCCGCTACGTTAGTCGAATCGTCTTCAGTAAATGTGGATCGTAAGTGAATATACGTTCTCTTAACCGTATCAAACTTAGTGCTACCTAAACTAGCTTGTGAGTATTCAAAGTTATACTCATCTTGAGATGTTCTAGTATTGGCGTAATAGTAATAGTAAAGCTGACCATTAGGATCAGCTTGTTTCACATACGCAAGCGTATGATCAGGGAACTGCACACTATCAGGGTGTGCAGTTCCATATGCCGGAGGAGTCTTCCCAACCCTTTGAGCGTCTATCGTTTCAAAGAACAATAGATCTTTAACATTCGGGGATACGAATGTAAGGACTGTCTGCCGCTGGGGGCTGGGTTGATTCCTTTGTATTGGCATTATTCTAGTGGGTTACCTCCACCATCAAATCCTTCAACTACCTCAACGGTTTCAAGATTTGATGGTCCCTGCTCCGGTGCTTGCTCCTGAGCTTCAGGATCGTCGGCTATTTTTCCAGCAAGGAAATTAGCAACGCCTGCGATCTTGAGTCCTCCCCCTACTGGGTTCTGAACTGCGAGATCGAGGAGTTGGATGACGGCGGTGCGTTCTTCGTCGGTTAATTCAATTGTTCTCATATCCTTGGAAAGTATGGTGGAAGTGTTCTTATTTCAAGAGTTTTAATACAGAAGCTATTCATCTGATTCTTCAGAGTTTTCACCTTCCCCTTCAAATTCTCTTGTATCATCAACTTCTATTTCTAGTTTATCCATGTCTTTACGCTCTCCGTAAACCACATAAAAATAATTAAGAGACGCTTCTGTATTTGATCCCACAGTAACCTCTCCATCCTCTGCGATATCTTCAACATAAAGGTCTTGATTCGGTCCAATAGCAGTGAGTTCTACCGTCATTGAATCAAGGTGGACTAAACCACTCCAATAATCAGGCATCTCAATTGTATTAGATTTGCTCCTGCCCCTAAAGTAAACACCTACTTCTGGACCCTCAAGACTTGAGTGGATTAATCTCTTACCTTCTTTAGTTGGGTGCGGTATTGAGAAGTTTTTAGAATATCCATAGATATTACCAGAAACTGTCAGGTTGGAAGTACTAGAACTATTACCAATATCTACACTCCCTCTAGCGATTTTCATCACTTCAGTTCCCCCACCAGCACTCGCGCTACCATACCTAAATGTAGCTATCTTCTGAGTGCTGCCTGAGTTGGGTGACTGCACATACAGGACATAGTTACTCGCTCCGGTGTTTCTTGTAATTAAGCTATAACTAGTGCTTGAAGCATCGGTCCTTAATGCGTTTGCATAAACAACCCCATTAACATCAACACCATCCGTTTTAACCCTAAACCTTTCAGTGCCAGCGACTACTGTTCTACAGTAGGAGTTGTTTGACCAATGGATATAATCATTACTGTCATAACCAATGTAACTAATGCTATCTCTTAGATCGGTCTCTAGTAGGAATTGAGTTCCGCTAAGGTCTAAGCCCCTACCTGCTGAGTATGTTGTATTGGTGTCAGTGTTTGTGTCCGTCCAAGGGACGTGAACATACATTTTCTCTGACGAAACTTCGACAGGGTAATACTTACCACTTTCAGTATATCCAATCTTGAAACCACCTCTTGTCGAACTAGACCCAGCAGGTAAAGAATAGTTATTCGCACTAGTAGCAATACCGTCGAGCTTAGTCTTGAGCGTAGAGGTAAAGTTCTTTTGAGTCAGCCCACCATCGCCTACAGAGTAAGTTGTGTTCGTGGTAACATAACCAGCACCGTTGGTAAGCTGGTTGTTATTGGTAATGTAGTTAGCGTTTGTAGCTCCGGTGTAACCAAGATTTCCAAGGGTCAACGTCCTAGTCCCCATGCTAGTGATAACACCATCAGTAACATAAATGTTATCAATGATAGTAGA